AGGAATTGGAAGCCGACCAAGAGCCGCGCAAATACAGCATAGCAGAGCTTAAAGAAATAAAGGCGCATTACATAGCAAAACTCAAGCAACTACGTGGCCTTCAATAGAAGTGAGCACTAACTTAATACAATTGTTTGAAGCGTTCGCTAACCCAGAAACCCGCATGCCTTCTTGTCAAGTGGTATGACACACTTTTTTCATAGTCAATAATCCAATAACCACGGGCCTTGTAGGCGTAGTGGCCACTAACCGGTGAAAATATTTTCAAAATGTCGTGTTATCCTGCAAATATTCGCTCTTCACTGAAGTTTCGATGCGAATTCGATGACACGGGATTACCTCATCCCGCACCCTTCTCCAAGAGTGTTGCTGACAACCTCATCAAGGATACGCAGTGATTACACAGATGACATCGATCCAAATCCCATGGAGAATTTCACAAGCCCGCCGCGCATTCATGGCCCCTATCATCGCCGCGCTGGATACCTATGGCGAGTTTTGGCGCACATGGGCGACTGTTTATGGGGCGAACAAGTCATGATCGAGGATAAAGAGCGCTACGCCGATCCAATTGACGCAGGATCAGCCAATGCCGATACATGGCTGGCCGACCAGATCGCAGAGCATCGCTACCAACTAGAGCGCAACGCTCAAGCGTTCGAGGCTGGCCGCTGCCGCAACTGTAACGACAATATCGACGATGGGAGAGCATATTGCGATGAATCGTGCCGCAATGATCACCAAGCCCGCATCGCATCCGACAAGCGCAACGGAAAGTATCGGGGGAGCTAGGCATGCAGGAGATCATCAAGCTAGTCGCCACCAATGACCGAGGCATGCGTATCGGGGAATATCACCAGAACTCGAACCTATCCGACAAAGAGGTCGATCAGATTCGTGATCTGCATGAATTCGCCGGGTGGTCATATCGTGACATTGCCCGCGCTTACGGTGCCTCGAAGTCCTGCATTGCCGAGATATGTCGGTATGAGAAGCGGAATCAGACGGTGTTCGATTGGAAAAAGGTGCGAGTTATTCCTGGTAAAAAGGATGAAGTTGTAAAGCGCGTCGATGAATATGCGTCTGTTGGAATTACGAAATCAGAGGCTAAAAGATTGACTGAACTTGCACCTAAGGTAGATCACCCGTTAAAGGATCGTGCTGGTTGGGCAAAAATAAGTAGGGCGCTGCAAATCGAAATTAAAAAAATGTTCAGGGATGGGATTTCAGTAAGTCAGATTCTTAAAAAATTTGATGTGTCCAGGAAAACCATTGAAGGCATCGTTAGATCAGAAAGAGGCGGTCTTAGGTACAAAGGAAAAAGTTACGAAAGTAATCAGGGAAATTTTGAAGAGGTAGAGGCTTGATATGGGGCTTACCCAAAAACAAGAAAAATTCTGCATTGCATATATCGAGACAGGTAACGCAAGCGAGTCTTACCGTCGTTCGTTTGCGTGCGAAAGATCGAAGCCAGAAACCATAAATAGGATGGCGAAGGAACTAATCGACCTCCCCAAGATAACCGCAAGACTTCAGGAGCTTCGTGCGCCAGCAGTGAAAAATGCGCAAGTTACTCTTGAGCAGCACTTGAACGACCTTAAACGATTGCGCGACCTAGCAGAATCATCGGAAAAGTACGGGCCTGCCGTAACTGCGGAAATGGCACGAGGAAAAGCATCTGGCCTGTACGTCGATACGGTTAATGTAAACGTCACAGATGCGCTGGCTGAACGTCTATCGAGAGCAAAGGGGCGTAAGTGACCGCCGACGAAGAGCTTATCGAATTGGCCGCCGAGTGTGACAAAGACCCTGAGAAGTGGGCGAGAGTCGCGTTCGATTGGGGACATGGCGAGCTTGCTGATTACGATGGCCCGCGAGAATGGCAGTCGGAAGCGTTCGCTGACATCCGAGACCATCTAAGCAATCCAAAGACGCGATTCATGCCGCTTATGCTTGGGCGAGCATCTGGTCACGGTATCGGAAAATCAGCGTTCATCGGCATGGTCACGAATTGGGCGCTATCCACCTGCGACGACTGCAAGGTCGTTGTCACCGCCAACACTGAAACGCAGCTACGGACAAAGACCAGCCCGGAAATTGGCAAGTGGTCGAGGCTGTCTATAACTTCGCACTGGTTTGATGTGCAATCAACTAGCATCGCATCAAAGGACAAGGATCACGCAAAGACATGGCGCGCAGACTTTGTGCCTTGGTCAGAACACAACACCGAGGCATTCGCCGGCCTGCACAACAAGGGAAAGCGCATCGTCCTGATATTCGATGAAGCGTCTGCTATCAGTGACAAGGTATGGGAAGTGGCGGAAGGCGCCTTGACCGACGAGGATACGGAAATCATCTGGCTGGCGTTCGGAAACCCAACGCGAAACACTGGACGATTCCGCGAATGTTTCAGAAGATTCAAGCATCGATGGAAGTCTCGGCAGATTGATAGCCGAACAGTCGAAGGCACGAACAAGGAGCAGATCGCCAAGTGGGAGGCAGACTATGGCGAAGATTCTGACTTCTTCAAGATTCGCGTGCGCGGCATGTTTCCATCAATGTCGTCGCGCCAGTTCATTAGCGAGGCCGATGTCACGGAAGCATACGGCAAGGTGATCAGGCCGGAAGCCTACAACTTCGCAGCCAAGATAATCACCGTTGATCCAGCATGGGAGGGCGATGACGAGTTTGTGATTGGCATGCGCCAGGGACTTGCGTTCTCAATCCTGCACAAGATGCCGAAGAACGATAATGACCTAGTGGCCGCTCAGTTGATTGCCAGATTCGAGGACGATCACCACGCAGATGCCGTGTTTATCGACGCCGGATTCGGCACTGGCATTGTGTCAGCCGGGCAGGGGCTTGGCCGGAACTGGACGCTAGTATGGTTCGCGTCTGCATCTGGCGACATTGGATGCCTGAACAAGCGCGCCGAAATGTGGAAGGGCGCCCGCGACTGGCTGAAGGCTGGCGGCGCATTACCACCAGACCCGACGCTGCGCGACGAACTTCAGTCACCCGAGATAGTCCCGCGCATGGATGGAAAACTTCAGATCGAGAGCAAGAAGGATATGAAATCACGCGGCGTTCCATCGCCGAATAGGGCGGACGCGCTTGTGCTTTCGTTTGCCTATCCTGTGGTCAAGAAGAGTCCGATAGACGCTTACCGCAAGAGTGCTTCGCGGGACTATGACCCTTACGCTTAATCCTCTGAGTCGCTGACCTTGACGTAACCAGCTTTTTCGTGAGCTTTCATGCAGGCGTCTATCTGCCGGCCGTGTCCGACGCTGACCGCGCCATTGGCATTGCAATAGACGGTCTGCTTCGTTTCCGGGTGCTGCATCACGACTACGCGGGTCAGGTTGGCGCATCCGGATAGCAGAACGGCGATGATCAGTAGCGTTTTCATGGCTTCCTCCTGTTTGTTATTTCCATTATAGGGTGCGCGTATCGGAAGGGCCAGTCGATAGATTGCCCGCATGCCCAAACTGTCCATCCGTCCGTATTCCATCGCCGAACTTGAGACTGCGCCGAACGTCGGAGAACTGCTTGCTGAGTACGCGGCTGAGGGGATCACCGAAGGGCTTGGGCCGGTAGTTGCGCAGTGGTGGCTGTACCGGAAGATGGAAGAGTCCGGCCTGTTGCACACCATCGGCGCCTTCCTCGACGACACGCTGGTCGGGTTCATCACAATGGTCGTCATGCAGCGGCCGCATTACGAGGCGCGGATAGCCTCGTATGAGTCATACTTCGTCGCCGAGCATGCCCGCAAGTCGGGCGCCGGCCTTGCCCTGTTGCATGCGGCTGAGAAACTTGGCGCATCACAAGGTGCAGTCGGCCTGTTCGTCAATGCTGCCGTGGGCAGTCGCACCGATGACTTCTTCGAGGCCAAGCGCGACTACCGGCACACGCACAATGTCTATCTCAAGGGGCTGCAATGAGCGCCCTTGCTTGTATGGATTCCGCTGCGCTTGCCTACGTTGCTAGCGTAGAGCAACAGGTCGGCAGAGAACCGCAAACAGAGATCACAACGCAGCACACGCTGCACGCTGGGATGTATGCCCGCACCATGAAATTGCCAGCAGGTAACCGACTCGTCGGCGCACTGGTGCAGGTTGAAACCATCGTTATCTTCGAGGGCGACGCTGACGTATTTGTCGGCGACTCGACGATCCGACTGACCGGCTACCACGTCATAGCTGCCAGCGCATTCCGCAAACAGATTTACACCGCGCACACCGACTGCCACATCACGGCAATCCACGCCACCGCGGCCAAGACTGTTGCCGAGGCGGAAGCGGAAGCCACCGAAGAACATCACCGGCTCGCCTCTCGTCGCGCCGGGAACATGAATATTTCAAACGAATCAGGAGATCACGCATGTCTTACGCAACTGTAATCGCTGCCGTCGCTGCCGTCGCCGGGGCGGGCGTGGCTTACCAGAACGGCCAAGAACAAAAGAAATCGGCCGAGGCTTCGATGAATCAGGCCAAGGCCAACGCGCTCAAAACTGAGAAGCAGGCCGATCAGGATGCGAATAGGATCAACCAGAAGAAGCCAGACACATCGGCAATCCTCGCTGCCGCATCGCAGGCTGGAAAAGGCGGAGTCGCTGGGACTATGCTCACGGGCCCCTCCGGTGTTGCGCCTGACGCTCTGCAACTTGGCCGTTCAACGCTACTCGGCGGCTGACCGTGGCCGAGCAAACTACCCGCGACAAGTTGCTGCAACGCTGGACGGCGCTCAAGAGCGACCGGTCAAGCTGGGACGCGCACTGGAAAGAGA